CTTCAGAAAGCATGCTTTCTTCTTCTTCTTCTTCTTTTCTTAGAGAATTAACTTCATCCATTAATGAATCTAATTCTGCTAATGCTTTTTCTAGTTTGCTCATATTATTCGCCTCTGTTTTTTTATCTTGTTTTAATATATCAAATCGTGCTTCTGGATTTATTCCTTTTTCACATATTGTTACTTCATGTAGTTCTAATTTACTTATTTCGTTAAAGTCACCTAATTCTGGATGGTTTTTCTTTACTTTATGTATCGCTTGTCCCCCAATACTAAATGACCTTAATGAACCTTTTCTAATGCCTCTGTTTATTTCTTTGGCTTTTTCTATATCGTCTCTTAACTTAATTACTACAAAGAATCCTACATCATCAACTTCTGTTTTCCATAATCTTCCGTTTTTGTCTCTATATGATTTTATTACTTCACCAACTTGAACATTAGAATGGTTTGTCATTACATTTCTAAACTTTGGGTTCTCCATATATTTGTTAACTGCTTCGTTAAGTGCTTTGAGTGTGATTAAATCGTTTTGTTTATCGACTATTTCTATTGAAGCATATCCACCAATCATTAAGTCATCATTAGATTTTAATATCCTTAAATCCTCACTATTGAATCTCTTCATTAGTAGTGTCATTTGCCTCAACCCTTCGTTAGTCTTTCCACTATATAAGGAACACCTAATCTTCATCAGGTATGGTTAATTTATTGTTCTTATCTTCGTAGATATTCCATATGCCTTCGTCACTTTCTTCATCAGCAGGTGCTTGTTTATAGCCCGTCCAAGCCAACCACATTCTTTTACCCTTTACAGGCACTACTCTAACATGCAGTTTAGTCTCAAACTTGTTGCCTTCTAAAAAGTATTCGTGATAACCATGTCTTTGAACACCTAATTTAACTTTTCCTGAATCAATAACCTTTTCTCTTTCAAAGGTTCTAGCAACTTCGGCAGGATATTTACCTGCTTTACCGAATAAATCAAACAATTCTTTTTGATTATCTAAGTCAATGTTCCAATTTATTGATTCATCACCTAATTTCATAACAATGTTAATATTATCATCTTTTCTATTATATATCTTAAATTGACCAGATTGATATTTATCCGGTGTTTTATAGGCTTTTATGATATTATCTTCTAACATAATTTTATCATTTTCAGCAAACAACTTTCCTTCTTCAAATGAAATGCCTTCTCTATTATCAGACCATTCTTTTAATTTCTTACTATTAGATTCCAATACATCTTCATATTCATTAGATTTAGTTTTGACTAAGAAATTATGAACTTCTTTAGGTGTCTTTGCACCGTGTTCCTTTAAGTAATTAAATATAGTAACTGTCAATAAACTTTGTTTAGTCTTCATTATTTCTTCTGCTTTAGATTTCCACATGTCTAAATCATTCAGTGCATTTTTAGACATTAGATTATCTTCTTCAAACCCATAGATAGTAAACCCATCTAAGTCACTCTTAATAATAAGGGTGGCTTCTCCGTGAATATGGTCAGTTATAACTACTCCCTTCTTTAATGCTTCAACATTATAATTTAATGACTTCTTAGTATCTTTAGATAATAATTCTAAAGTAACTACTTTATCGGGCATAGTTACTTCCGGCACTTCAATAACTTTGGCTGAATAAAGAGTATATCTTTCTCCTGATTTCTTAACTTCATCAACTTTAACTCTAATAATATCCCCTATATCAACAGATATTTTAGTATTAAGAGCCTTACCTACATTCATATATTTCTTACCTTGTAATTCTTTAATATGTTTTCCTGTTTCTTCGGTAGGGCCAATATCTATTCCCAAAGTATAAGAATAAAGATTACTCTTAGTCTTCTTCTTATCTAAAACAATAACATCTAAATCAACAAACTTTTTCCACTTAATCCACTTAGGATTCTTTTTAGTACCTATGTAGTAAGTGGAAGTAGCATCTTTAATCACTACTCCTTCAGAAGTAGGCATATCCATAATTACTTTTGCATATTGCTCAATATCTTTAAGACTATCCGCTTCTCTTGTATCTTTCTTAGAAGGGAAAACTAAATGTTCAGAAGAACGAGAAGAATAGTTATTAAACAAAGTCTTCATTCTTTCTGATAATTCTTCTTCAACCATATTTTGTTCATTATGTCTAATAATATCAAATACATGACACTTTAATTCAGCATCTTTATATTTGCCCTTAAAAACATGAGCAATAGTGTCTGCTCTATGCAAAGGGTCTTCTCCATCAAATAGGATTAATTCTGCATCTAATATACAATCACCGAAATGTTTCTTTTTTAGTTCAGAAACTATATCTTTACATTTACTAGTTATGTCCTTTTCATTATACGAATATATTTTAATATTATTATCTATTTTATGTAATTGTATTCTCATACCATCATATTTTTCTTGAACAAACCACTGTCCACTAAATCCTTTTAACTCCTTAATATCATCTATTTCAAATATTCTATACATAGGTTTATTAGGAACTATAAAGTCACTAATGGATTTTTCAGTCTCAGACTTTTCATCCTTAGATTTCTCAATATCCTTTAACTCTTCTAAATCTTCTTCATCTTCTTTAGATAGAATCAATAACTCTAATAAGTCCATACCAGCCTTTACTTTAGATTCGACTTTCTTTGAGTCTTTTCCATCCCCATAATGCTCAATAATATAGAGGGGTATGTCCTCTTCTTGTAGGTCAAGTCCTTTTAGACCCACTGTAATATCATCAGGTTCGATGCTTTTAACAGCGTAAATGGCTGGATTGATGATTGTTTTATCATGCCTTAACGCATAATGAATAAATTTAACCATAGTCTCAGGATTATTTAGTAATTCTTCAAGAACACTATCTGTAAAGCGTTTAGCAAAGGGGTCATCCACTAAATGAGAAGAGTATCTAATCAACTTAATTGTTTCATAAATCTTTTTGGCTTGTTCTGATGATGGGTTTTTAATTTCTTTATCATCCATTAAAGACTCTTCAATATGTTCCTTTAATTCTTTACCTGCCGCATCCCCTTCATTATAAGATTCTCTAATAGCATCAATAGTATTACGCCAACGGCCCCCATATTCGCTAGGGTCTGTTTTTGCAGAAAGATAAGCCACTCTTGTTTTTTCAAACAGTCTAAGTATTTCTTCGGATGGCTGTTTATCCTTCTCTATTGAAGAGAGATTCATTATCCTCCCTCATCTAAACCTTTGAGTTGGCTTTGACATAACTTCAGGAAGATTAATTTCTCTAGTTAACTCTTGCATTTTTTCTTGGAAATCCTTTTGATTAATTTTACCAGCCACTAAATCATCTTTTAGCCTAGTCATGTCTTTATTAACTTGGCTAATTAACTCTTCAATTTCTTCTTCCTTTTCTTTATCTAATACAGGATTACTTTCTCCCCCGCCCCTTTCAGAACGCCCATATCCACGAATACTTTCTTTAAGAACATCTAAAGCCTTTTTAAATTCAGTAACTTCTCCACCTAAACCATATCCTTCTTTTCCATCAGTGTTGGTTTTATATTGAGTGACTTTAGCCGCTTTTGGTTTCTTTAGTTTTATCTTTTCCATAATGTTATCCTTTTCCAAAGGACTACGGTTATTTTCTAAAGATAGTAATAGTTCTTCTTTTGCGTCCCTTGCTTTTTCAATAGCAAGACTAATTTTTCTTTCTTCTCTTGTTACTCTTTCTGGCATTATTGTCCACCTGCCCTTTCAACCATTTTGTGAATCTGTGACCAATCCATGTTATCAACATCAACTGTTGTAGTATTATTATCCATAGTAGGTACAGGACTTTCTGCTACTACTAGTCCTGCTTTCATTAAAATATTATCTTTAGCATATAGAGTCTTTTCTAATGCTTCGACCTTTGCAGTTAGAGCCTTTACTATCTCTAACATCTCTTGATTAATTGTGTTTTCTTCTGTCATTTAGATTCCTCCTTAATTATATTCACTTGCTAAAACTTTGTTAGGGGCATAAACATTGACTTTCTTCTTATTATTAGGATTTATTACATAGCCTACTACTGCTTTAGCCTCGCCTCTTTTTTCTTCATCACCTGAAACAATTTCAAATCTTTTAGTCCACATTGGAACAGATTCTCCACTTTCCATCTTCCTTCGTAGTTTATTTTGTTTACTTTGCCACGCTAAAGTTCCGGGTGTATTTTCATCTCTATCATAATATCCTTCCGCTTCGTTTCTATCTTCTTTTATGATATTTTTCCAACTCATTTAGATTCCTCCTTTTTGCCTCTTGGGTAAATTAAATCTTGTAATTGCCTAAAGAGCAGTTCGTACTCCTTACGAAGTTTCGTAGCAGTAGCCACTATATCAACATTCCTTTCATCCATTGATTTCATCTTCTTATTTAGTTTCTTATCAGACTTCATTAGGTCTAATTCTTTAAGAGTATCTATTAGTTCGCCTAACTTAGTAAAGTCTTGACCAAAAAATTCAGTAGGTTCTGCTGATTGTAAAGTTTTCTTTAGTTTCTTTCTACCTTTAGCATCTAAAGAATCAAGTATCTTTTTAGGAACCTTTTTCTTTTCTTTAAGGATATAATCCTCGCCTTCTCCGTAATAATTCCATGTCATATTAATTCCTCATATATTGATTTAATGCGCCCTTTAATTGTTCTAGTTTTTCATATTTATTAACTAATTTATGTGAAAGGTTTTCGACTTGAACAATAGTTCTATTATCATAAGTATCTAAAAGATTTCCTTCATGTATTGCTGTCAAAAATTCATTATCAACTTCGGTAACATTAGGTCGAGTACCTGCCCTTCCTGAAACCCATTCCTTAAAGTCTTCTACTTCTGTATCATCGAGTTTCTTTAATAATTTAGACATTTTTCGTAATGAACGATGGATAAATTCAATAAGACTACCTAAATTAATTAATTTTTTAATTTCTCTATCCCATCTTTCTTTGCGTTCTATTTGCCTTTGTTGATTTTCTCTATCTTCTTCTTCTTCCATTATCCCTTTAGGAACTTCTGGACTATTAGGGAACCTTTCAAATAAGTCTATAAAGTCATCTAATTCTGACTTAAATTGAGTTATTCTTTCAATACTTTCCTTAACCTTTACAAGTTTATTTTGTTCTTGTTCCAAATCTTTTTGTATTTCTTCAGTTGCTTCTTCTATAATATCAGAAGCACTACCTTCTTTAATTTGTTCTATAAACTCCTGTAATTCAGAAATTTCTCCAAGTTTATCTTTTTTAGGAACCTTTTTAGTTTCTTTAACTCTTTGTCCTCCTTCGCCAGAATCAATTGCACCGGTTTCAGGAACATCTACAATAGATACTTTATCCTCATATAAATTTTTAAGTTTTAAAGTTAGTTGGTTTATTTTTCTAGCAATAATACCATCAGACCCGCCTTC